TTCACACCTTTACATCTATGGACGATGTATGGTATGTTATCAATCTCTTAAAAGAAGAATTAGAAGAACATAACAAAACATCAGAAAGAAAGTTCGAGTTACACCAAAGTATTAAGTCACATCTACCTTTTTTTGCTTGTCCCAATCTATTTATAAGTAAAGAATACCAACGAGATATACAACGATATACCTATTCTAAGAAGATGAATGTTGCTCCGTACGAAGGATCATACGGAAATCACCCAAAAAAATGGATTGATAAGTGCAATATTATAGAAAAAATGTTAAATTATATCCAATCAGAACAATTTAAAAAAACTAAAGATGGCTAATAAAACATACGAAATAGAATTAAAGTTTAAACCTGTAGGTGCTAAACCTTTACGAACCGCATTAGAGTCATTGGCTAAAGCACAAGATGAGCTTGCTAAAAAACAAAATAAACTCAACAAAGAAAGTAAAGCTACTGAAAAAATAAATCAGAAAATGGTGCAGTCTTATGAGAAGCATAAGGTTGCATTGTCTAAAAGCAGAGTTCAGATTGTCAAAATGCAAAAACAGATTGACCAATTAAATCTTAAAAATAAATTATTACAACAAAGATTACAAAAAACTACTGGTGGTTTTGGTAGATTAAGATTAGCTACTGCTGGGTTGCAAGCAAAACTTGGTGCGGTTAGAAATACATTATTGCTATTTACTTTTGCTTTTGGTGGTGCAATAGCAGCAGTTAGAAACTTTGTACAAACATCAATGCAATTTGAAGCAGTCAAAGTAAGACTGAATGCTATGTTTGGCTCTGTTGATAGAGGAACACAAGCATTTGAAGTATTTAATAAAGTTGCAGCAACTACCCCATTTACATTAACAGATGTTGTTGAAGCTGGTGCAGCGTTAAAAGCGTTTGGTACTAATGCAGAAGAGATGATTAAGCCTACTGCTGACTTAGCAGCGTTTATGGGTGTAACTGCTACGGAAGCAGCACAAGCACTTGGTAGAGCATTCGCTGGCGGTGCAGGTGCAGCAGACATTCTTAGAGAAAGAGGTATTTTACAATTAGTTCGTGATTTTAAAGGTCTAGACGATTTATCAAAACTTACTTTACCAGAATTTAGAAAAGCATTAGAGGAAACATTGCTTGATCCAGCATCAGGTATTGCAGGTGCTACAGACGCACTATCAAAAACAATGACTGGTATGGTATCCAACTTATCAGACTCTTTTACCAGAATGAGTGCAGCATTAGGTGATTTAATCAACTTTAGAGGTGCAATTCAAGGATTGTCTGGATTCTTTTCTAAATTTGCAAACTTTCTTTCTGAGGTAAATAAAACTAATGTAGATAAAATTAAAGAAATTAATAAAGCTCTTGGTATTGAAATAAAAGAAGATGCAATGAAAAAGAGTAAAGAAGCTCTTGAATTAAGAATGCAGATTTTAAAAGAATCAGTAGATCCTACTCGAAATCTTGCAACAGCTAATGAAGAATTAACTTCAGCATTAGAAAAAGAAAAAAAGTTAAGAGAGTTTTTAGAAAGTTTTGGTAAAAAACTTTTTAAACAAAATGAAGAAGGTGAAACACAAACCAGAAATCAGGTAATAACCCAGATTAATAGAACAGAGCGTATAAGAAAAGCATTGCAGGAAGAAGTAGCAAACTTTGAAGAGTTAAATGCAGTTCAAGAAAAACTTACTATAACTAACTTAAATCTTGATACTGCAAACAGAGATATGGTAAAAGGATTTGAAAGAGGTTTAGAGATTATAGACGAGATAGCTTCCAAAGAAAAACCAGACTTAGGTTTAGATTTTAGATTGGGAGGTTTTGATATACAAGCATTTACAGACAACATAGCTGAACAAGTAGCTCAGGTAGATAAAGATAAATTAGATAGAGCTTTTGAATCATTATTAGAGTTTGAGCAATTATTTCAAGACCAATTAGTTAATGGATTTATGAACTCTTTCAATCAAATTATATCTTTGCAAAAAGCCAACTTAGACCAAAGAATTAATAATGAGTTAAAAGCATTAAAGAAAACAGATAAATTTAGAAATGCCTCTACAGAACAAAGACAAACAATGGAAGATGATATTCGTGCTAAATTTGCTGATGAACAAAAAAGAATATTTAAAATGCAAAAAGCAATGCAGATTGCACAAGTAGTAATGGAAACTGCTAAGAATATAAATGCATTAATGACTTCTGCTTTACAGGCGAGTTTACTTGATCCTACTGGAGCTATTTTAGCAAAAGCTAAAGGTATATCTATTGCAATGGGAGCAGTTTCTGCAGCACAAATAGCTACAATATCAGGGCAACAAGCTCCAGCATTTGCTCGTGGTGGTTCTTTTATAACTGGTGGAGAACAATTCATCAAAGTTGGTGATAACGCTGGTGGTAGAGAACGAGTAGACATCACACCTTTATCAAGTCCAGACTTTGGTGACGCAGGTGGTGGTACTGGAGTTACTGTAAACATTATGGGTAATGTTATTGGAACGCAAGAATTTGTAAGAGATAACTTATTACCAGAGATTGAAGATTCAATAAGAAGAAATCTTGCGTAATGCCTATCAATTCTACAACAGCTTATAATAATGCTCTTAGTAGCACTATAAAAGAAGAGTGGATATTTGAATTAAGAAATGACACTTATACTTCTGGTGGCTCTACACAGTATATAAGATTAGGAACTGCTGAAGTAGGTAGTGGTACTACTAAATATCATTCATTGATTACATCTTTGCCCTCAATAAGAGAAACAATAGACTTAAAAGCATCTACTTCTAAAAATGGAAACTTAAGTATTTCTTGCGTAAACGGACAATTATCCAATTATAGTAATGCTACATTAGCAGAAGAAATTTATGGTGGTACGAGAAAATATATAAACAGAGATGTTATTGTTAAATCAAGAGTAGGTGGACAAGAAAACACCATTTATACTGGCAGATTAAAGTCTGTAAAGCTACAAAATCAAGATACAGTAAGTATAGAAATAGCAGCTAAAACACCAATAGATTTTTTAAAAATTCCAGAGTTTACAAGTAAAGCAGGTAACTTTTTTCCTATTGTATATGGAGATGGAGTTTCAGAAACATCTACTATTACCAGTCCAGGATTTATAGACAGTGCAAGATGTTTTCCATTGCAAGTAGATTCATTAAATGACGATAGATTTAATTGTTTAGCATTTCAAGGATTTGCATTAGGAAGTGCTACTGATACTGGATTTAATACTGATGGAATTGGTGACCAATCATTATTAGCAGATGTTACCGATAATACATTTCAAATTATAAATGGAACTATACCTACTGCATTTGAAGTTGGAAAAGTAATACAAATAGATAGTGAAAAAATGTTAATTACTGCATCTGCATTTGTACCTGCCACATTTGTTGAAATAACAGTTATTAGAGCATACGCAGGAACTACCTTAGCTGCTCACGCAGACGGTGCTGATGTATATTCAGTAGCAATTACATCTGGTATTGATGATGGTAAATTACACTACCCAATTAAAGATATGTTTGATGCAAATGGGTTTCCTTTGTTTACTCCAATACTTACAGGAAATAATGAATACGCACAGGAAAATTCTACAAATTTATATGAAGGTTCAGAAAATGATGATAAACCTATTTTATTTGCACCTATTAATTTAAAAAGAGGATATTATATTAGACCACAAACAGTAGAAGCATCTTCTGGATATAATGCAACTTCTAATTTGGCAAATGCTTATGATACTTCAACTTCTTCTTTTGCAACATTAACGCATAGTGCAGATGATGATTTTACGGTACAAGCATCATTCTTATTAAAAGACTTACCAAGAGAAGAACATTCTATTAAAAAATGTAATTTAAAATTTTCTTACCAAGTAAGTGCTTTTGATGAGCCAACTGGTGCAGGTGAAACTTTATCTACGAAATACAGAGTTTTTATAAACGAAGATTACACAGGAGATTTTGTAGACGGAACTGAACATACTGCGACTACTACAGTTCAAAATGCTTCTATAGATTTATTAAATACTGGAAACTTTTCAAACAATACTTCAAGAGTTCCAGAAAGTGTTAGTTTAAGATTTTTTGCAAGTTCGAGCGGTGGTATTGGAAGTGGTAGTGGCGATACACACGGATTAACTATTAAAGTATTTGATATGTATTTAGAAATAAATTCAGAAATAGATGCTGAAAACACAGATAAAGATGTACAAAATTTAGTTGATTCAAGTGCTGTTACTTCCGTCAAAAAGTTATATACACCTGCAGATGGATTAGACCAATCTTGGGCAGCAGGAACAAGAGTATCTAATATAGCTCAAATGCACAGAGATTTAATTTATCGATTTTCAGGAATAGCTACTGAGCCAGAAAATTATTCTGCACTAAACACTGCAAGAACTAATTGGACTATATTTTATTACTTGCATAAACAACAAGAATTATTAAAAGTGTTAGAGCAAACGCAAAAAGAAGGTGGATTTATATTTAGATTTAAAGCCAGTGATGGTAGTCCACAATATATTTATTTGGTAGACAGTCCAGCAACAGACCATACAATAAGTAAAAGCGATATAACTAATACAAATATATCATTAACTGCTTTTGATAATTTGATTACTAAAAGAGTAATTAAATATCAACGCAATCCTATTAATGATGAATTACTATTTGAACAAACATCTACAGATACTACAAATAATCCAAGAACTGACTACAATGTACAAAGTGATGAAAATGTAGAAACGGAAGAATTGGAAATATTGAATGGTGCTATTGGTGCAGTAAATATGGGTTCTGGAAATAAAAATGATGGCTATGCTAATTATTATAATGCGATTGAAGGAAATCCAAAATTGTTGATAGATACAGAAATAATAAATCCAGGTAGCAGTGGTGGCAGTTCTTACTTCTACTTAATGGAAGTTGGAGATATATGTGCGTTTGACCATACCGATATGATCGTAGAACCATTTGGCGAATCATTCAATGGTAAGAAGTTTATAGTAACTGGATTAACAAGAAGTCCAGGAAGTTTAAAAGTATCTTTGAGAGAAATATAAAAAGGATTAAATTTTATTATGGCTATCACATCAGTAAAATTCGCAACAGACGCAACAGGAACTAATTCTGGAACTTATTCTCCAGATCAGAATCCGAACATTGGAACAGATGTATCAAAAGCATATGATGGAATAAGAGTTAAGAAATCATTAGGTGGCGAAACATACACTTTTGCTAATCACGAAACAGAACGCAAAAAAAGAAAACTTGTTTATGAAAATATAAGTGAGGCAAACAAAGATAAACTGGTTAAATTATTTGATGATGTAAAAGGACAAAAGACTGCATTTGGATATAGTGAAGATGGATTTGCAGGTGGTGGAGCAGATACCGATAAAAACTTCTTAGTTCGCTTTGTAAATAACAAATTACCAGTATCAGAAACGGCTTATAATGTGTATCGTGTTGAAATCAACATTGAAGAACAATTATAAGAAATTTTTCTTCTTAAAATACCCCTACAAAGCCATAAAAACACTCTTGATAGCATATCATAAGCGAGATAGAACAAAG